ATTATCTTTCATCAAAATATGATTACAATAATCGGTAGCTTGTTCTGCTGTTTCGATATCTTCAGGGCCTACAGGTACAAATTCTACAATGGATTCACCCGCAGTAAAAATTCTCATCAAAGAAGGTAGTACACTTTCTACAACTTCTAAAGTATCTTGAGAAGTAACTTGTGATCTTCCTTCAACTTCATTACCATAAGGTTCACCTAAGTAATACTCTAAAAATTTTCTTCTTTGTTCTGTAAGTTTGCCACCATAATAACCGAGAGAGCTATCTACCTCTTGGCTAATCATGGCCTTTAATTTAAAATCATCCATTATACTATTCCTATTTGCTTATACTCGATTTTTTTGCTCCATTGTTTTGTTTCGTTTAATCCGACTGCCATATAACGAAAAGCATCCGCAGCATGAGATGTCCAATCGTGTTGTGGTCTGTTCTTCACTTCGCCCTTATCATTTGTTGCCCATCGATATTGTCTCAAGGCATCTAATCCATCTTTTGTTTTTTCGTAATCAAAGTAACATCTAGATAATATCATACGTGTTGCATTAATTCCGTCATCCACCGACATTTTCGGTACTAAGGATGTTACCATACCTAGTGACTGAGCAATCTCTAGTCGAGATTTACCTGTACCCAGTTCTCTAACAGAGGCATCATGAGGGAAATAATGTGTATCATACACATAGTTTCTATCTCGTAATATGGAAGAATAGTATTCTAAACTCTCCCCAGAATCTTCAAAATAGTCAATAACATGGATCGAATGGCCTTTTTGTTGAACGAACCATATCGCAGTTTTATCTGCCATACCCAAATCCCAAAAAGTGTCAACAGGTATAGTGCTGTCATAGGGAATCTTTGTTACTCTTCCTTCTTCATCACATTTACCCAATCCTTGAGAGTAAATAGCACCAATCGCATTGGACTCAAAACTACATTCATATTCTGCCTCATATATCTCTGGAGGCATCATCTTCTTAGCTTCTAGTAATTCTGATTCTTTAATAATCTTGGTCTCAGAGGCTTTATACATTCCAGCGAACCATCCGTCTGTATGTTTTGCATGGTCGTATAAATTATAAAAAGCATTATGCCCGGTAGGAGTTCCAATCGCAATCATCCAACCTTCCCGGTCTGATAAAGCTGGTCTAATGACTTCAGTCCAAATCTTAGGAGGCATTTGTGCTACCTCGTCTAAGATCACACCATCAATATACAATCCTTTAAGGGTATTCGGTCTTTCGCAGCCTAACAACTGTATTCTTCCACCATTAGGAAGATCAGCTCTTAATTCTGTTTCGTGATATTCCATGTTTGGCAGCACAGAAGTATAATACTTGAGATAATCCCAAGCTATTCTTTTAGCCATACTATATGTCGGTGCTATATAATAATACCGAGGTCTAGGAAGTGTATTCTGTAAACACTTCTTGATAATTTCGTTAACTGTGAGGACTGTCTTGCCAAATCGTCTATGGCAAACTAGAACATTAAATCTTTTAAGACCAGAGTGAATCTCCTGTTGGAGTTCTCTCGGTTTGTAAGGTATGACTATTTTCTTCATTAATATTTTTTAATATATGGGCAATCACATCGACTGTCCACCCATTGCCCAACATTTTATATCGTTGAGTATTAGAAACTCCTTGTGTGTAATTATCTGGTACAGTTTGTAATCGTTCACACTCAATCGGTGTTAACTTACGATACGAACCCATTTCATTTTTAATTCCAGTTGCATGAAATGTTCCAAATCTTTCAAAGTTTGCTCTAGAAGATTTATAGTATTGAGATTTAATTGTCTGTGACTTCTCAGGCAACTCTCCATACATAACCTTCGGTATCGATGCAGAACCAGCAGCAAGAGAGTTAGAAGGTTTGTCTAATTTGCGAATACGATCTTGTTGTGAGGCATATCCTTTGCCACTCACATCCATTTGCCAATAATTAGGTGTCTCTCTTACTCTTTCTGGGTTCTTAATCGGAACTAAAGTCATTCCGTTATTCCCAGCTCCTTTATACATTGTAGAGGTCATACAAAGAGATTTTTCGTCTACTTCCTTGTAGTGCCTTCTATTTCTTTCTGTGTCTTTGACAGGTTTATGTATTTCTAGATAACTTCCGTCTGTAGGTTCTTTATGATATCCAGCAACTAATGTGCCAATTTTGTCATGTGTATCTGGACTATAGAAAAATCCTTTTCCTCGTTTAGAATTGAGTATTCGATCTTTCTTTGCCTCAGATAGTTCACTCACAGAATTTTGTTCATATTCGAGAATATCTTTAAGAACTAATCCTTTATCTTGAGGTTGATCTACCCCCGGTATATTAGTCCAATATAATCGTAGTCTGTTTTGTGCCGATAGAAGAGAACTATTAATCATAATTGGTTCTACTCCTAAATGTTCGGTAATCACGTCTTGATAAATCTTTTTCATTCTTACATTCTCTAGTAAGAAATACTTAGGTTTACATTCTTTCAGTAAACGGACAAATTCAAAAAATAAGGCACTTCTGGGATCATCAAAATTCAGTTGTTTTCCAGCAAAGCTAAATCCTTGACAAGGAGAACCTCCCATCAATAAATCAATGGGTTCTAAATCTGCTGCTTTAACCTTGGTTACATCCCCTAAATGAATCGTATTCGGATAGTTCTTTTTCGTGACCTCAATGGCATATTTATCAATTTCGGCAGCATAATAGTTATGATATTTGATACCGAGTCTATTGAGAGCTATCTGCCCACATGACATTCCGTCAAATAGTGATAATACGTTCATATAGTTATTATCAGTACAATTTAGATTTTTTCAACTTTTATTTTCTAAATAATCTTGTATTCGCTCTATATCTCTGCCTTTCACCTGACCACGCCCTTTGGTGTCTGATGTCGGTTTATATTTAGCTAGTTCTTCAAAATAGTTCGTAATTGTTTTCTTTGTCGTCTTGCTTGTTTTCTTTGATTGTTTCTTTGCCATAATGTTTTCCACATACAAAATAGTATGCTCCTTTTTCGTTTATACCGAAACTACCATATTTATCGCAAATATGACACCTTCTGTACTTCATGTTTTCCAGATGATTCCAATTAAAGACCTGGTGACTATTATATCTCTTCAAAATACCCCTAAAAATCCGTTTTAAAGCTCATACAGAGCATATATACCAAAACCCATAGAGAATTACTACCCCCTATATTAAGATATAGATATTAATAGTTTCTTTAATAGTTTTACACGACATCTATGTCGGTATCTATCCGACAATATTGTCGTCTATAGGCAAAAACCATAGGGAATTGGTTTTGTGTTGAAGTGGGATATAAACATCGATGTCGGAAATCAATGGGGGTGGTTCGGTTTAAATAACCTCAAAAAGTACAGTAAAATCAACGTTTTTACTTGGAATTGTTGAAAAATAAGGGTTTTTATGATTGTTGCATAATATATATTATAAGAATTTTGTTCTTTTTATAGAATTTATTCGATATATAGAACCTATAGAGAGGTTCAAGTCTAAAAGGAGATAAAACGTAAACCCAACTATAAAATCAAACAATATCAACAATAATGAATCCAACTAATTTTGAATGGTTATAATAATTATATCTATATTTAGATTGTTTCTATCTATATCTATTTATATTTAGTATTCTTTTATATCTATTTTTGTAATATTTGGAATGGAAGAATAAACCCTTTATTTTTCTATATTATTCTCTAATAGAGGAAAAACCCCCACGAAATCGGCAAAATCACCCTTTAAAATAGTTAATTATTTTGTTTAAGTTTTGTTATTATTTTGTTATTTTATACATATATAAGGAGACTATAAAATGAATAAACAACAAAAAGAAATGATTAAATTAATTGAAAAGGCATATTCTGAGTTAAGTGTTCTTAATAACATTACTTGGACACAATATCGAGAAGAACTCTTTTCTCTTAATAAAAAAGAAGAAGTGGCACACAGAAATTTTACATCTAATAGAGAATATGATGTTTCAATTTCTATTTGTTCTAAAATGTTTGTTGTTAAACATATTGCCGAATGTTTAATAAATCCTAATCAATATGATTTAAAGAATATTTTATATTTAAAAAAATCTATTCCTTTAAGTTGTAGTTTAGTCCTTAACTATGGTGACAAAATCAAGGAGGCATGGAAAGAACAAGATATTAAAAAACTTTCTGAATTAGATTATGTTTTCTTAATTAACTATGATCTTTATGAAGAACTAGAACAAAGAAAAAGAGAAAGTTTAGAAAGAAAGGTTTCTTAATGATTGTTTGTGATTGTTGCAATAAATCAGAACTTGAACAAGGTTCGGTTTTAGATTGTGAAGTTTGGAACAATGAAGGCAAAGATCTTTTATTGTGTGATGATTGTTTTTTTAATGAAAGTTATAAAAACAATGAACAAGAAAAAACAGAAAAGGAGGAAATAAATGTTATTTCAAGGACTTAACGGACTCGATTTAATTTTAATAGTTTTATTTTGTCTTATTAGTTTTTATTTAATGAAAAGGGGGAAATAATGAATTACCACTATGGACACATAATAAAATTACTTATTAATAAATATGAATGGGTAAAAGTTCCACTTTATCAAAGTAATAAAAATTAAATTTATTCTTAAACCCTTTTTTAAGGGTTTAGGACTAGATTTAATCTAGTAGAAAGAGACTATTAAATGGACTTACAAGAAATAAAACTTGCCTTAAAATTCGGATGTGATGTTCGATGGGCAAACGATCTGTATAAAGTAGAAAAAGGAAACGATAATAAATATTATATTATTTGTTCCTCTAATGGGTACACGATTGGATTAACTCATACTGACGGAAAAACTCTAAATGGAAAAGAAGAAGAGTTTTATATTAAAGAGGATGTTTATAGAAATAATAATCCTAGAATGAGTTGGAGGTAATAATGACACTTACACAACAAAAAATTGATTTAATTAAAAATCAAAGACAACAAATTAAAAATATGGAAAGTGATTTAAACTTTTTTAAAGGTATGGTTATTCAAAAAATTACCTATGAAAGATTTAATGATCCATTTGTTGAGGGTTTAACTAGGTTTATGATAGTTATCCATTTAAACTCACCTATCGTTAAATTAAAAAAAGATATTCAATTTTATATTATGTCTGACGATGAGGGGAACGATATCGGATCAATTCATACTAACATAAAGGAATATGAAGTTATACCTACATTTTAAGGAGTAAAAAATGGAAGATGTCTTTGAAGTAAAGAAAACTTTTTTTAATCTACAAGATGCCGAAAAAGAAAAGGAACGAACAGAAAATTTATTTGATCCACCACCCAAGGAAGTTTGGATAGATTGGACTTATGATAGAGATGGAGACAAAGAATATACTGTTTATTTTACATTTGATTAAATAAACCCTTATTTTTAGGAGGTTTTAAAATGTAGTTTTTGCCGTCAAAAAACCCTTATTTTTCAACGATAAAAGAACGTTTTTTTTGCCGATTTTTCGGATAAATTTCGTTTTTGAAATCTAGTTTGGATTCTCTTCTTCAATTCTCAAAAACTATTTGAAAATTTCAAACCCCAAAAAAATCAAATCTCAAATCTGGTTTGGATTTTATTAATCAATTCTCAAAAACTATTTAGACCATTCGATAGAGAAACTTTGGTCACCAGAAGTTAATGTAATTCTTTCTTTATCTGATCCGTAATGTGTGGCTGCAGCTTTACCTGCGTACCAATGTAATTGTTTTTGGAGTATTTCTAGTCCTTTGATTGTGGACATATTTAATTTAGTGTCGTTCTTCACTGATTTTTGTAGATCCTCTAATAGCTGATGATACTCAGATACTTTAAAATCTGCTCCAGCATGTTTTGCCTGTTCGTATGCCAATTTCATTTTGTCGTCATTAAAGACATGGTTATAAAAATTGGACCAGGTGAGTTTGCATTGTTTAACTGCCTCTGTAGGGTTCATACCTTGGCTAATTAAAGTGAATACCTGATCTATTAAGGTCTTAGTGTATTTGACCGGGCGACCAGTTTTCTTTTCAGTGGAGAGTTGTGTTTTGGTTGACATCGACAAAATCTATTTCATGTTTCTCAGATAACTCTTGAACAAAGTCTAATGCGTCATTTTTAAAATCAAAATTACCTACACTAATAATTATACTGTAAGTATTATCGTGGTTTTGTAGTAGCATAAATCGTTGTTGAACTAACATATTGTCTAACAACTTGTCTTTGTTTTTCATAATTATCTAATTTACTAATATAACTCTTTATGAGTTTGTTTAATTTCCTTTTATTATTTTGTAAGAATTTATATTTTTTCAATACATAGGAAGGAACTAACCCACCCATACGACAAATAAATTGGAAGTCTGGGTTATTTT